AATCACTTGAATAATCTTCATTACCTTTAAACAAAGAATTAAATTCTTGATTTGATAAGTGTTTTAATGTTAATCTTACCACGGCATAACATCCACAAGTTTGTATATCTTCACTATCTTCTTGTAATCGTGTTGTATTACTAATAACTTTTTCACCATTTATTAATTTTGTTAAATATGGAGGTAAAATTTCGAGATGTTTTTTTGCTCTAAATTTATTAACATCTTTTAACATACTATCACATTTCCAACCAAGACTATCATAAAAATTTAATGTATTATTTGTATCTCTAAACATACAAACCCAGTGCCCGTTTGTTGGTTCATAATTATACAATAATATAAATTGTTTATTTTCACCTAATATTTCATCTATTGACTTATATTCATTAAGTTTAGAATATGGTGTCATTATACAAGAACCATTTAATTTATCTATTAATTCATCTCCAGATGTTTGATTTTCGATTTCACCTTCCAATTTCTTTTCCAAACCATCATAATCAGTCATTTATAAATATAAATTGTTTATATTTATATTAATATTTATTTGGAGGAGAAGGGAGTAATATATTTAAAAGTTATTATATAGAATAATATATATATATATATATAGAGAAACCCAACTTAAAAATTCCATCCCCACCCCTCCCTATTTATAAAAACATTATTTATAAAAATGTTGATTAACTTGTATAATTTTAATTTGGTATGTTTGAATAATAAATAATAAATTTACATCTAATTCTACATAATTTTTAACAATCAAAAGTCAAACATAACCAGATACCTTATTTATCATTTTTATTAAGAATTATTATTATTTTTTTAGAAATAATATTTTTTCTAATGGAGAAGGGAGTATATATTCTAAAAGTTATTATATAGTAAAATATATATATATATATATATATATATAGAAACCCAACTAAAAAATTACCTCCCTCTCCTCTCTACTATTTATAAAAAATAATATTTGATATATAATTTTAATTTGATATGTTTGAATAATAACGATGAAATTATCAACTAATTATATATAGTTTTTAACCATCAAAAGTCAAATATAACCAGATACCTTATTTATCATTTTTATTAAGAATTATGGAATAAATAATTTGCTTTCTGTTAAACAATATATTGGATATGTTTTACTTATAAATATCCACCTATCTTCAACATCAAATACTTTTTTTATTTGTTCTTTTGAAAATCCCATATAATTAGATAAATATTTTTTGATATTGTTTTTACCAGCAGATTTAGGATATACAACAATAGCAGTTGCTTCATTTAATATTCGTCGTGTATCCTTATAATTTGTAATTAAATGTGATGTTATCACCATTTTGGTGTCTGTATGTCTTCCGCGCTCTAATATAATATCTCTTAAATTATTCAAGACTTTTAAAAGAGATTTATCTGCGATGGTTTCACAATCATCAAATATTACAAAACTATCTTTTAAATCGTCTAATGTTAAATCTGCTAAATCTTGAACTGCTTCCATATCTGCCCTAACTAATGGCAATCCTTCTAAACTTGGGTCTTCTTCAACTGGTGAAAAGAAAAATAAAGGTTGATGTTTATAAAATGTTAAAGCATTATTTAACCATTTATTAACAAACCAAGATTTACCACTTCCAGATGGCCCTGCCACATATAAAACACTTCTTAATGTTGTATCAATTAAAGGAATTATTTTATCTTCTTTACTCTCAACTTCTAATACTGGATTTTGTAATTTAGGGGTAAGGTCAATATATATATTAGCATTCTTACCAGTTTTTTTCTTAATAGTTGCTACTAATTTATTCTTATCGCCATTACTCTTTGGTTGAAAGGTAAAAGACATAATAAATTGTAATTTAGATATAGTAATATTAAATATTTAAAATATTATAAAAATATAATATTACTATATCTAAAGTATGAGTTATTATGGCGGTGCTGGTTTGGCATTAACTGCTGCTGGTAAGGCAAAAATGAATGCGGCACAAAAGAAAGAAAGAGCGGCACATAATAGAAAGGTTAGATTGGAAAAAAAACAAGCTAAAATAGACGAACAAATTGCTAAATATTCTTTAGCAGAACAAGCGGCGCACGCTGAATATATGAAAGTTAAAGCTGCCCGTGCTGCTAAGTCTGCTGCTACAAGGGCACGAAATAAGGCTTTAGGTATTACAAGTAAAAGAACACTTGCCGCCCGTGTAAGACGAGGAGCGGCTTTAGATTAAACTATAATAAATAAATATAATAAATAAATAATATAAATAATATAATTTTTATATTATAAATGAGTTATTACGGTGGTTCAATTTCTGGAGGAAAATCGGCATATTATGGTGGGAAAACAGCATATTATGGTGGTAAAACATTAAAACAAGAGAATTATCAAAAGGTAATTAAAATGGTGATGGCACAAGGAATGACATTAAAACAAGCATTAATACATATTAAGAAAAATAACTTATATAAGAAATAAAAATAATTAAAATTATAATAATATAAATAAATAAAAATATATATTTCAAATACATAAAATATGGCATCAACTATTAAAGTGCTTGACCCTCGGGTTGATGTGGTTGAAGATGGCCCCATCAACCATATTGTTTTACAAGGTGGCCGATTAGTAAATCAACAGATTGTTGTTAGTGATAGTTGGGGTGCTCCTAACACAGATATCGTAAGTGATATCTCATTCACAATCAATCCTCCTTCTACTACTACTATTATTGATAGAATGATAAAAGTTAGATATTTCGTTGCTGTATTAATCACAACTACTGGTAATAATCCTACTGACATAGATGAGGCTTTGGTTCAGCCTGGTGATAATAATAATGCTCTTCGTCAAATGCCTATGTCTTCCATTATTGATACAACTACCGTTCAAATTAATGGTGAAAGTTTTAGTGATACTACTGGTGATATTGTTAAACCTATGCTCCATTATGGTCTTTCTACCGAGGCACAATCTCGTTATTGCTCTACTACTCCTATGTGTCCCGATGCTTATCAAGAATATTATGACTGGCAAAATTATGGTTCTGCTAAAAATCCTTTACAAGAGTATGGTAATATGAGTGATAAAGACCCTCGTGGTGGCTTTACATTTTCCAAGGCGGCTGAATATGTTGGTGCTGTTCCCTCTAAAGTAGTTAAGTATTATTATGAAATTACTGAACCTTTATTCTTATCTCCGTTTTCAAGTGGATTTCAAGTAAATAACGATGTGCAAGGTTTCGTAAATGTTAATCAAATGAACCTTAACTTACGATTTAAGAGTGGTGGGTTAATCTCTGGTATTTGGACTAATAATCCTTATAATAACGATGGAACTACTCCTCTTAATCCAGATGCCGTTATTACAAATATTGCCGTTCAATTCTATCAGGCACCCGAAGTATTACTTACTTATATCTCACCAGATGTTAATCAGTTAATCCCTCCTCTACAAATTCTACCATACAAGAAACCTCTTCTTTTCAAAAAGGATATTGGTTCATTTGCTTCTTTCGAACAGAAAGTTGAAACTACCGATAGTATTAAATTATCACAAATTCCTCGTAAAATGTATCTATGGTGCTCTATTAAACCATCATCTACAACCCCTTGGTTAAAAAGTGATGCTTATTTGACCCTTCGTAATCTATCTATTCTTTGGTCTAATCAAACTGGTCTTATGTCAAGTGCTACTCCTCAACAATTATATGAAATTTCTGTTAGGAACGGGTTAGAAAAGACATATACACAATTTAAAAATTTTACTGGTTCTGTATTCTGTTGTGAGTTTGGAACTGATATTGGTCTATTAGATGACCTTGCTCCAGGCACACAATCTCAACAACTTATTCAAATTCAGGCTACTTGGAAAAATACCAGCACTAAAACTCACGATTATATCTTTAATTATATGTTTCTTCTTGAAGGGACTATCTCTATTACTGAAAACTCTGCCCGTTGCTTACTTGGTTCTCTCACTCCTGCTGATGTTATTAATGCTAAAAGACAACCAGACAAGATGACTATTTCATATGCGGAATATAATGGTGGTGGAAATTTCTTTCAAAATCTTAAGTCTTTTGTTCGTAAGTTAGGTGGATTTGGTAATAAAGTCCTATCTGGGCCTATTGGTGTGGGATTAAGAGCAGCATTCCCCGAATTCTCGCCGATTATTGAGGGAGTTCATTCTGCTGCCAAAATGGCACAAGGTTCTGGTCGTCGTCGTCTTCGTTAGTCTCTATAAATAAAAAATCTAATATATCTAAAGGTATATTATTAGATTTATAAATGGAGAATTTATTTGAAAAAATAAAACAAAATAGGGAAAATTTGGCGGATAGTTCAATTAGGCAATATGTATTAAATTTTAAAAAGATTAGAAAGTTAATGAATATTACAGATGACCCAAACCAAAAATTTTTAGAGAAGGTTAATGATGTATCACACGGAATTAATTCATTAGACAAGATAACAACAAAAAAGAATTTATATACAACAATATTGGTAATTGGTAAAGTGTTTGGGTTGAAACAAAAATATATAGATATTTATACAGATAATTTAAAACATCTAAATGTTAAGTATAATTCATTTTTACAAGAACAAGTTTTAACACCTACACAAAAAGAAAAATGGGCTAATTATAATGATATAATAAATTTATCAAATAATTTATTAGAAAAAGTTAATAATTTTAAAAATGAGAAAATTTTAAATGCTTTACAAATGAGAACTTTAATGGATTTAGTTATAATTAGAAGTTATTTAATTACACCCGCACGAAATTCATTTGCTGATATGAAAGTTGCTGAAGAAGAGGATGATATGAAAAACGAACATAATTATTTATTACTTGATGAATTTGGAACACCTATTGAATTTGTTTTAAATAAATATAAAACTTCTAAAAATTTAGGGCAAAGAAGAGTAGCAATAGATAAGGACACAGCAAAGATTATTAAGTTATGGATACATCATAATAATAGTGGGGATTTTCTAACAAAACTTAATGATGAACCGATGACATCAAATTATTTAACAAAATATTTACAATCTTTATTTAAAAAGTATTTAGGAAAGTCTATATCATCATCGATGTTAAGGCATATAATGATATCACACGATATGAGATACAAACCAACGATACAAGAGACTAAAGATGACGAAGAAAAAATTAAAACAAAATATCAACATTCTGCGCCTATGAATGCCTTATATAGAAAAATTAGTTAAAAATTAAAATTATAATTATAATATAATATAAATATTTAATTTTTTAATATTAAATATTTAAATATGAGCCTTAATGACTTCACTAATACACGAATTAAGGATTGGCTACAGATTGGTGCTACAGATGTTGTTGTGAAAAATTTAACAATTGTAAATAGTATCAATATAGACCCGAATATTGTATTAGAAAATGTTGCAGTAGATAATTTATATGTGTTTAATGATTTAGTTGTTAAAACTGATGAAGGCACATTTTATAATTTAAAAACTCCAACTAATGGAAATGCTGGAAATGTTTTACAAACCGATGGAGCGGGAGGCACATTTTGGGGAACGGGTTCATCTGGTGGAAGTGGTATTATTTATAATGGAATACTACCAATACCCGCGGGACAACATATAACTATTAATTCAATTGGAACAGAAGTGTTTAAATCAAAACTAAATGAAAGTGCTACAAATTTAGATGTTGATGGCTTAAATATTACAAATGCTAATGATATATATGCTAACCAGATAAGAAATATAAGTGGTAATGTATTAAATTTTAATACCGATGACAATATTACAATATTAAACAATCAAGCATTATTATCAACAAAAACTATATTTACATTAAATAATGAGTTAGTGAGTAAAGAATATGTTGATAATGCTATACCACCCAGCAGTAATCCAACATATCAACAAATATATAATAATTCAACACCAGCAGATACAAATTTAATAGTTGGTAAAAATATAGTTTTTAAAGATAGTTTAGGAAATGTTATAGTTGGTATTATAGAAAATGGTGCTAAATTATCAGCACCTAATATAATATGTGATGATGTGGAAACTACAGATTATTTAAGTATAAATGATGAACTACAAAAGATTGATAATTTTGGAACATCTGCTCCAAATACTACAAATATACAAGGTAATACAATTACTGATGAATTAACAACAAATTTATTAGTTTCAAAGACATTCCCAGCAACATTTGTTGATTTAAATAATAGTGGGTCTTTTGATGTATATGGTAGTGATTTCACTTATAATGGGTTTGATGTTATAACAACTAATACATTACCACCCAGCAGTAATCCAACATACCAAGACATATATAATAATTCACCTAATCCAGCATTAACTACTCTACTTGATGGGAAAAATATACGATATATAGGCGAAGACGGGGGTGATTTAGTAATGGAAATTGATGGTGATTTTGGTTCTGTTAGAATGCCAATTATAGAAACCAACCAAATACGAAAACAAAATGCTTTATTAGATAATATACTTGTTGTTGGTGTTGGTTTAACGGCAAACAATTTCACAAAATCTGGCGGCAACAGTTCTCAATATTTGATGGCCGATGGTTCAACAACAGCAATTAGTGCTATTGGTTCTAATATTTATTTATATAAATTTAGTGATAATACTACACCACCACCAACAAGTGGGCACATAAGATTTAATAATAACACATTACTTTCTTCAGTATCAAATGTATATATTAGTCATATTACAAATAATAGTATAGATATTGACCCCTTCTTTATATCCATACAAACTAATAATATATTATATATTCAACATACTACATTATCGACAGAATGGATTAAATTTACTATTACTGCCGAACCAACTATTACACCAGAAAATTTTATTTCAATCCCAGTTAGTTTGCTTGGGAATGGGACATTTAATCCTCCAAGCAATATATTTACTAATAATACTGATATTTATTTTTCTATATTCTCTTCAACAGCAACAACAAACCCGTTTAATCAATCTTTAAATACAACTGATAATGTTGTTTTTAATAGTATTTCTTCAAGTTTAAATACTGGAATTTTACAATTTAACGAATTATACCCGAAAACTCTAAATGATTTAAATATTGGCACTTTAAATACAAGTCTTTTAAGACTTGGTGGTGATGGTGTTTTTTTAGAATTTGGTAATTTAGTGGGTTTAAATAATGTAAGTTCCACAAAAATTTCATCTAATACATTAGAACCACTTACTGGTGATGTTATTGATATATTGGGAGATACAGCGATGAAAACAGATAGGACAACATTTACTGAAAACCAAGAATTTATAACAAAATCTTATGTTGATAATCAAGTCGGTGCTATAACTTTAACAACTTCTGGGACTGGCGCTCCAATACTTAATGATAATACTAATCCATCATTTTCAATTAGGTCTTTAAAATCTACTGCTGGTAATGATAGAATTGATATAGCAATTGGTGGAACTGGTGGAAGTGAGATAACCTTAACAAATCCAAATCCCTCAACTCTTATTAATGTGAGTAGTGTAGGTTCGGGTTTTGCTTTAGTTAGCGGCACTAATCCAAATTATCAAGTGAAAAGTTTATCTCAAGGAACTGGTATTACTTTAAATTCAACCGGGCCAGACCTTGCTATAATTAATTCAAGTCCAGCAAGTTCTACAACTATTACATCAACAGATAACAATTTATTACCAATTACTGGCACAAGTCCAAATTTTAGTATAACTCCTAAATACACTTATATGCTAACATTTGGTGGTAATAATAACAACACATCATCGCAGTGGCTTCAATATGGAACACTACGAACAGCATCACCATCAGGCACTAATGCCGCAACTTTTCAAGCAATAATCCCTATATCATCAACTCTTGTTTGGGCAAGTATTATTAGGACAACAACGACTGGGACTTGTTCTGTGGGATATTCTATAAGTGGTGGAACCGTAGTTGTTGTTTCTCCCTCTTTACTGCCGGGTCAAGCATCAAATCCAACTCCATATGCTCTAAATTCTATTATACCAGCAAATGGTAATTTAGGTGTTTCAGTTTTATCGTCTGTTTTAAGTGGAAATTGTCTGGTATCATTTCTATTAAGAAGTAATTAATAATATATAAAACAACACACACACTATATATAAATGAGTGTTAAAAATATTATAATTAAAAATATATCAATAGGGTCGATTGAATTTGAAATGAAAGAAGATAAAAGAATTGATGATATAGAATGTGTAATGAAACAACTTATAGAACACATTAAAACTTTATTTACTAATTTGTCAAATGTTAATGAAAAACTTGAGATTTTGACTGATATTTCATAATAAAAAGTATTAAAAATAAAATATTATAAATATATAAATTACCCTATAAAAATATGACCTCATTAAAATCGCAAGCACTCAATCTTTATAACTCTGCTGGAGTTAAGAAATTTCAAACATTAGTCAGTTCTACTGGTGTTTCTGTTGTCGCCAAAGATGCGCCTTTGTCAATAAATTCTCAATCTATTGATTTAGTAAGTGGTGCTCAATCTATTATTGATTTGGTATCATTTCTAAAAGCACTTGAAACAACTACAAATACTAATACCACGGCAATCAGCGATGCGGTTGCTATGATTAACAATAGTGATGCTAATATTTCAAGTTTATCAACTGAAGTAGCTGCTTTAACATCTTCTACGGCATCTAATCTATCTGGCGCCGTCGCTACATTAAATTCTACTATTGATGGAAATAAAACCGATATTAATAACCAAGTAATTGCCCTCACTAATTACACAACAAGCGAATTTGCTATGCGAGACACAACTCTAACGGATTTACAAAATCAAATCAGCGGTATTAATACTCTCGTGAATACTGACCCAGCATTAACCACACAAATTCAAAATGTAATTGCTTTAGTGAATAGTGCCGATGCCTCATTAGTCGCACAATTAACTGATGTTCTTGCTCGTGTTGTAAATCTTGAAGGACGGTTCGATAGTCTTGCTGAAACCGCAGTTTTAGAATAAATATATATAATCTAAATATAACTAATCTTAATATAAATAATTAAATATATGTATAATTTCACATATATTTTATACCTAAATATACAAACATATATATTGACCTTATTTTGATATCTTCGGTTGGGGTAGAAACACTCCAAGACAAACCATTAATAAACTCGCATAATTCCGCTGACTATCACACCCTTTCTCAACAACTAACATAGTTGAACTAAAAATTATTAATCCTCCTAAAATTCCAACTTGGACGAAATACTTTAAGGCATTTTTATCCACTTTCAAACAGCAACTTTTCCATTCTTCATTAACATTTGTTTCTTCTGTTTGATTAATAATCATATTTAAATATATGTATTTTATATATTTAAATATGAATATTTGCCAAAATTGTTTTTGTATTTTAAGAAATAGAGAAATACTTTTTATTGATAATAAATATATAATGATACCTATGATATTGTATTTATGTAGTGATTGTTATGAGAAATACTATATAAATAATAAACCAATTACATATAAAAAAGACAATAAAACATATAAACACTATATAGTTAAAGATATAAAATAACTTTATAAAATGTTTATATATAGTATTAATATATGGCAACAACAAAACTATACATTTATATATAGATTAAATGCGATTACCACCATAAATTTGTTTATATTGTATATTAAAAAAAAATATAAAGTATATTCATCATTATCAAATGATGAAAAAAATTGTAATAAAACAAAAAGGGGCAAAAAACAACATAAAAATCTATTTAAATTATATCAATTAATTGATTTATATGGGATAAATAATTTAATATATGGTAAATTAAATGTTTTATATCCCGAAAGTGAGACAATTTTATATGTAAATTATACTCGTCAAGACTTTATACTAATGAGAAATAAAATGACTTTATTTATCTAATAATCTATCTCTATATGCTTTTGTTCTCTTATCTGGATTTGCTTCTCCTTTTGCTTTAAGGGCTCTATCTGCTCTACGAAGTTTATCCATTTTATCTTGTTCTTTTTCTTCTTTGGTTTTATCTTTGTATAATTTAGTTGGATATTCTATGTTAGCTATTCTGGGTTGTGGTGTTTGTTTTAAAGTTCTATCAACTTTATATGTTATATCTCTTGGGTTTTTAGAAGGTTTTTTAACACCATATACTAATGGTTCAAATATTTTATCTGGTTTATAACCACTATACCACAATTGTCTAATACCAGAGTTCATAGCAGCACTTGTTTTTAATCCCATATCGTGTTTCCACTTTCTTAATGGATTTTGACTTGTTCCAGACTTATATCCGCCTCCAGTATAAATAGACATAGTTTAATTATAAAAACTAAACTTTTATATTATTTTAGTGTTGAAGGGAGTATTATATATAAAAGTTATTATATATAATAATTATATATATATATAAGGAGAAATCCACCTTCAAAAATAACATCCCCTCACTCCACTTTAAACATATAATTGAATTAAATTTTTATTACGAGTTAATGTTGATTTAATCAGTAATTTTAAGTTTCTTGGTAATTCAAAGGTAGATAACTCTGTATCTAATTCATCTCGTAAGGCATTATAAGCATCATAAATATATTCTCGGTCTTCTTCGGTTAATGATTTTCTATCATATAAACTTGTTAGATGTTTAATATCGTTATTAAAACCATTTATTAAATCCATTAAATAATTTACATCATCTGCCAAATCATCAACTTCATTCTGGGCTGGTTCTGGTTCAGCAATTTTAACAGATTTTTTTGATGGTTTTACTTTTTCTACTACTTTAACTTCTTCAACTGGTTCTACTTTTTCTACTTTTTCTGGTTTTTCTTCAACTACTTCAACTGATTTAACTTGCTCTGGTTCAACTGGTTCAACTGGTTCTGGTTTTTCTACAATTTGTGGTAAAACAACACTTTGGGTTTTAGGCGGTGAGATAGATGCTGACATATCGCGTAGCTCTTTAATAGAGAGAGAAGACAAAGTATTAATATCATAGGGAATTGAATTTGACCGATGATGTTTGACAATAGCATTTAAGTATTCAACACGCTTCATATATTATATATATATTTAATATATATAAATTATTGTTTTATAGATTTTAAAATGTAGTTATAATAATTTAAGTCCCATCTATATATTGGGGAATTAATAACAGCAAATGATTTTTTGTAAATAAAATGCTATTCGCTTGTTCTTCTATTTCTAAATCTTTATCAATAATAGAATATGTTGATAAAATTGTTGGGTCTTGAGTTGGATAAAATAAATATGAAATAAACCGCAATATAATATTACTCATTTTATTTATACTATATTATATTTTTATAATACTAATTCAAAACTTTTGGTATTTCTTCTACAATTTAAATAAATTTTACCATTATCTTTTTTAAAGATAAAAGCATTTTCATTTTCGTGTTCTCTTTTACAAATTAAACATTTAGATGGTTTTAGTCTTTTAAGGTGTAAAACTTCGTTTGAAGTATCTAATATTTGAAATGTATTAGCAAATTGTTTATCTAATATTTTTATAATATTATTTAAAAATGTTTCATCAACATTTAATTTATTTTTAGAATATTTTTTATCAATTTTATTATCACATTTAATAGGAAAATATGGATGACTTGTATAATGAATTAAGGTGCTATATAATATTCTTGTATTTTTATACCAAGTCTTTGTATCTATTCCTCTTAATTTTTCAACTTTTGTATTAATATAATCAAATTCATCATATTTAAATGTAATTAAATTATTATCAAAAATATATTTCTCTAAAAAAACTTTAGGACGATTAGCACCAGTTTTAGTTGAATTAATAATACGAAATTGTTGAATTGTATTATATACTGCTTTATCAATATAAGAATGATATTTAACATCAACAAATTCAAGGGTTTCATTATAAAATTGTCGTGCTTCATCATTATTTTGAACCCAATATTTATCAATAATTAAATGAAAACTTCTTTTGTCTTGCCCGTTAGAATTACAAACAACCAAATTATTTTCTAATGAAAAAGGCATATTATATTTATTAAACATACGACTAATACCATTAACTATATCATTTAAAATTCCTTTTGTTAATGTTGTTAATTCTTCATCTGTTTTATTATCACGAGCAATATCTATATCAAATTTAATTTTTTGATGATGATGTCCTAATATAACTTCATAAAAACATTTGTTAATATCTTCAAACTTATTCATAAAATTATATAAATCTATAGCATCAATAAATTTTGTAAATAGTCTAACAACTTCGCCCGTTGTTTGTCTATAAAGACGACTATCTCCCTCTAAATAATGTGGAACATAACAAACTAATATAGTGCCATATGGGATATTCATATAATCATCTAATAATGCTCCTTTATCATTTGGATTTGTTTGTTTTAATCTGTAATAAAATTTTTGACCTTTGATATATATAGAACTTTTTTCATAATTTGGTAAATTATATTCGCTATCTTTATTTTCTATAAAATGTTTTGATGTGATATTTCTATTAATTGTATTATCATATTCAATAGTGCTAATCATATTTTATTTTATTTAAATAAAATATTTTTTTATAAATCATTTTTTATTTTTTATTTTGTTTTCTTTTTTTTATTTTTGTTTGTTGTATTTATTTTCTGTTGGCAATAATACTCTTTTGTTTTTTCACTAAATACATCAATCCTTTATGGTCTATGTTATAAACAGGCTTAAACTCCCAACATCTTTTATCATCAGTTCGTCTCATAATTGTATAGTTGTTATATAATGTTTTCAAATACTTTTTATTATCTAATACTTTTCCTTCGTGGTTTGTAATCCTAAATTTGGGTGCTTCAACACATACATCTATAATATCGTTATATGCCAGTTGTAAGTTTTTTGTTGTAAATCTGTGTGTTTCTTTGTAATTTTCATAATATACATCAATATTAAAGTATCCGCACCGCACTTTCTTGTCATAATGGATAAGTTTAACACTTTTAATATTTGCGAACATTTATATGTATCTCTTACAAGGTTAATATTTTATAACCAAAAAATATTTTTCTAAATCATTTTTTATTTTTTATTATATTTTTTTTTACTAAAATAAAAATTGATTTTAGAAAATAATTTTTGGTTAGAAAATATTTCTCTTAACAATTGATATATATTTTAAATGAGTGTTATGACAAAAGTTGTTATTGTGGATTATTACTTTGAGGAACTCCTGGCACAAGTTTTGGTGTTAGATAAAAAACAACTCAAAAAATGGAGCAGTCGTATTCATAATAGTGATAATTCGTTTATGAAAGTTCAGTTCATAGATGAAAAATTACAAGTGTATGTGCCAAAAACTAAGTCGTTTCAAGAGTTAATCCCGCAGTCTTGGTCTGGTGTTGATATGGATATGAAAGAGTATTACGAAAAAGGCAAAATGAAGTATTATAACACAGCAAACAAACCAAGAAAGCAAATTATTAAAGTGCCAACAAGTAAAAGCGGTGCTTATTAAGAAACCATAAAGAAATAAAAAAAACAAAAATCAAAAAAACGAAATAAACAATAAAAAATATATATACAATTATATATATATTTCATACCTAATTATACAAACATAACCACTAACCTATATTTACTTTTTTTTTATTTTTTTTATTTATTTTTTTGTATTTATTTGTATTTATAGTTTGATAACCAACCACATTTTATCTCGTGCTTGTTGAACAATCCACAAATCTTCTGCTCGGAAGTTATCAATTTTTTTATATGTTTCTCTTTTCCAATCATCTTTACCATCATATGACAATTCATAAATATGTTTATCAAAGTCGGTATTAAAAGCATAATGGCTTTCTCTAATATCAACATCTTGACAAACAAAAAATGTTGAATTGTCAAACTGGCACACATCCATTTTTGTAAGTTCTACAATCTTATAATCAGTTAAATAATCTTGGTGTTCGTCAGCAATTTCATTAAATAAATCTTCGTATTTGGTGTCTTTATCGTAAGTGATATCATTAATACTCATCGCAGATATAATATTACACAATTCGCTTGGAATGTTTGTTGATTGGTGTATTTCGTCAAAGATTGAAGGTTGTTCTTTCTTCATTCCTTGCTCAATAACATCAATTAATTCAACAAGAAAATCATTCGTGTCTGTGTCGTCTTCATCTTCTTCGCCCCAAAGATTAATGAACTTAAAATCTTGAAAATACTCATATTTTTTCTCATTATACCATTCTTTGCCTTCTTCATCCCTTTGTGATAACATTTCAATTGACCGAATATCAATAAATTTGTTTCTACATTCACAACATCCGTAATCTTCGCAACCACAATCGTTTTGGTCGTGAGAACAGACTTGACAAAGGACTTCTTCGTTGTCGCTCATAGTTTTATATATCTCTTGATAGGTTAATATTTTCTAATATAAAAATTTTTTATAAAATCAATTTTTTTATAAAAAAAAATAATAATTTTAATATTCATACTATGTATTAGTTTATATGTAAGTTCGTTATATTATAAGTGATATTATTTTTTTTTATAAAAAATTGATTTTATAAAAAATTTTTAGATTAGAAAATATTATTTTACAAGTGATATATTATAACTATGAGCAAATACATCGATTTGGAGGAAATCGTTGATTGTCAAGACCATACAGATTATGGTATTGATGTTATCATTCCCTTAGAATACGATTTACAAGATTTTGCTGATGGTTATGGTATTGAAAATTTAACATATGCTGATTTTGGAAAATATGTTAATGAAACTGCTTATTTATGTGAATGTTGTGAATGCGAACTATACGATGAAAATGATGATTGTGAATGCGGTGGATGTGAAGGTGATTGTAATAGTTATAATAAAGAACAAATTGAAACCAGTAGAGCAACACTTGAATATATACAAAATAAAGAAGAAAAAGAATTAAAAGAAGTATTGAATAATGTTTTCATTCCAGACATTTTTAATATTATTGATATGTATATTGACAAACAAATAAAACCAAGAACAATTTATATTCATCATAGGTTTTTTCATTCAAAAGAAGACGGATATGGACGAATTTATAAACCAGAATTATTTGTTTTTCCAAGTAGAGGGAGCAGCGACATTAATTTGGGCTATAATAAAGACAAAAAGAAATGGTTTTATACTAACTTTAGAAGCTGGTTGGTTGATGATGAATATAATATTGATGAGAGTTTAAAGGTGCCAGATGATTTAAGAGTGAATTTAATTACTGATGATACTACTAATGCCTTAATTGTCAATAGATTTTACAACGATTAAATATACAAAATAAAAAATATAAAATCAAAAAACAAAATAAACAATAAAAAATATATATACAATTATATATATATTTCATACCTAAATATACAAACATATATACTCATCTATATTTAATCATTTCTATTATAAATTATTATTTTTAGAAATAATATTTTTTCTAATGGAGAAGGGAGTATATATTCTAAAAGTTATTACATAGTAAAATATATATATATATATATATATAGAATTCCAACTTAATTTTATCATCCCCCACCCCATCAAAAATAAAAAAAACTTTTCCCAACTTCAAAAATGAAATCCCCTCCACTCCTAAAAAATAAAAACATTATTTATAAAAATAATATTTGATTTTATAATTTTAATTTGGTATGTTTGAATAATACAGAATAAATTTACAACTAATTATATATATATTTCACACCTAAATATACAAACATATATATCTACCTTATTTTTATTATAACCTATAATTTTTAATCATATCATCTAATATAACATCCTTGTATTTATATGCCTCTAATCTATATGTAAAGTTTCCAGCAGTAGAAAGGCCTGGATATAATGGCGTTGGTAAATCAACATTCTTTGGTCTTAATGAATTTTGTTTTGCTTCAATTCGGTCGGCTTTGGCATTAGCATCAACTTCGAATTTATTACCCTTTGAAATATCTTTTCTATATTCTGTCGCAATAGACCTCATAATAAATTATTATTTAATAATAATATAAATATATATTTATATATATTTTAAATTAAAATGTCTCTATCTCAGCAGAACATTCAAAATAATGAAATCGACCATAGATATTTAGACTTAACTATCCGTGGGACTGAAAGTGTATTACAAACAGCATCATTTTCAGCAACAAGAACAATTCCATATTTAAAGACTTGTAATGAATTTGAATTGGGTATTGTGAGATTTTCTGTTCCATCAACATTAATTCCTATATTCTTTTTTGGTGAAAAAGTGTATAGAGTAAGTTTAGGTTATAGTAATGTTAATGTTGATGTTAATGTTATATATTCACCAGATACTCTTGTCGTATCACCATATTCGGTAGATAAACCAGTATATAGTGTTTCTAATTTTATTAGATGGATTAATACTGCTTTATCAACAGCAAATACCACTTTACAAACTTTAC